CACTGTTGGATGGCATACTTTATAGGAGCGTATTATGGCTGTTTTAGGCAACAAAGTAATCGAGTCAATTCAAAGAGGACAGGCGCAGCTAGAAGATAACTCCAGCGACACTGTTACTATAACTGCGGTAGACTTAACTAAATCAGTGTTAAATTTTATTGGCCCCGGCAGTATGCGGTATAACACTGGTACAAATACAGCAGCGGGGGGTGTCCGTGCTTATTTATCCAACTCTACCACAATTACTGTAGATGCTCAGCAAAGCCTTTATAGGTGCAGTTATTCATGGGAGGTAATTGAATATGCGTAGTTACTGTTCAGTTGTTGTTAAAGATATAGAGTATGAAGTAAATGGGGAGAAAAAGACGTATGAAACCGTTTGTCAGGTAAAACTAACAAAAGGGAGTATGCACGATCAATTAAACCATTATAGCATTGAAGATTATGACTTAAATTTACTTGAAAAAATTTATAAAGATGGGGTTTTTTACGAAACCCCGGAGGAAGTTCCGGCATAAATGAGCATAGTTTCTCAAACATCAGTTCGACATGGTTGTTTTAAATGAGCGAGTCAGAAGCATTAGCTGAAATTAAAGCCCACGAACGTGAATGTGCAATACGTTGGGATAATATAGAAGCTCGACTTGAGAGAGGTTCTGAGCGTATGGATAGATTAGAGCTTTCTATTTGGGGGGTTTACCCATTTATTTTAGCTACTGTATTTTTAGCTAAGTACTTGTAGTGTGATGCTTTATGTTTGCCGAACTGGCGGCTATAGGGGCAGCACTTAACGCGGTCAATGGGGTTATACAAACCCTGCGTGACACCCAAGCTAACGCTTCTGATGCTGCAAAGTTACTTGGAAAATTTTCTGATACCGCTTCCAAATTAGACTCTTGGGAAAAGAAAACTAAACTCAAAAGACCGTTGACCACTAAAGAGGCAATGGATCTCAGCATTCAAAGGAGGAAAATCAAACAAGCCGAGAGAGATATCAAAGACATTTGTTTGATGGCAGGATGTGCAGATGTTTGGCAAGAAACCCAACGCATTAGAGCGCAGAGTGAGCGTGACCATGCAGACTACATGCGGGATATCACTCGCAAAAGAAAGATAAGAAGGGCTAAATTTAGAAATTATGCCATTGTGTTTTTGTTGTTTACATTGTGCATCATGCTGTCTGTCACAGGTTGGGGGGTAAAACAAGTTTGGAACAAATGGAAAGAAGTGGAGATGCTGGAGCGTTATGAAGAAATTCGTAACCTTAGAAAATGTGGACGTAATAAGTGCTAATGGCCTTTTTGTTAGTGGTTGTTGTTAATGATGAAGTTATTTCAGATGATAGAATGTTGTTTAGAGACGTGTATCGTTGCAATAAATTTGCAAGAGCTATAGAAAAAGGTAAAACAAGACCTGATGAGTACATTTATTATAACCAGAAGAACATTAGTGCTTACTGTATTCCTAGAATGGTAGCGCCTGATACTACTCTTTATGACTAAGGATAAATAATATGAGTCTTTTAACTAGTTTAGTTGGGCCTGTTACTGGGCTACTTGATAAGTTTATACCTGACGCTGATGAAAAAATGAAGATCGCGGCAGAGTTGAGTTCGATGGCAGAGCGCCACGCGCAGGAATTAGCCAAAGGCCAGTTGGAAGTAAATAAAGTCGAAGCGGCATCTAAATCTATGTTTGTAGCGGGCTGGAGGCCAGCCGTCGGCTGGACATGTTGTATTGCCTTACTCTCGAACTATATCCTCATACCAATGGCTAATTTTGTTTTGCTTTTAGCAGAGATGGGGGTCGAAGTGCCAAGTTTAGATATGTCAGCAATGATGCCTGTCCTTCTTGGAATGCTTGGACTTGGAGCAATGAGAACAGTAGAAAAAACTCAAAAGGTAAGTAGAGAGAAATGAGCAAAAAATTAGATCCTGAGTCTGAGTATGCTAAATATGATACAGATGGGGATGGCATTGTGAGTGATGAAGAACTAAAGGCTTCAGAGAAACTTCAACAATTAGAGCTACAGAATGAGAAAGCTGATGCCCAAAAGAACATGTGTTGGATAACTCTAGGGGGCATGATGCTATATCCTCTGTTAGTAGTTATAGCTGATTTTCTTGGGCTAGATAAATCAAGCGATGTATTAGGTGCGATGAGCAGTATTTACTATGTTAGTGCCGCTGGTATTCTGTCTGTTTGGTTTGGGTCTACTGCGTACACTAATACTAAGAATGGTAATAATAAGTGAGTGTAGATCTAGTCAGGTTATACGCTGAGATTGCCAGTGATGAGGGTAAAATACTACATAAGTACAAATGCTCATTAGGGCATGACACTATAGGGATTGGGCACCTTGTTCAAGCAGATGACCCAGAAGCTAATTTACCCGTATATGGTGCGTATGAAGAAGTGTCTGAAGAGGTATGTATTACTGAAGACAGGTGTTACGAGTTGTTTCAAAAAGATATACAAGGGGCTATTGAAGGGTGTAAAAGACTGTACTCTAATTGGGAGGATTTACCACAGGAAGCGCAACATGTGCTTGTTAATATGTGCTTTCAATTAGGTCAAAACGGGCTAAGTAAGTTTAAAAAAACAAATATCGCCGTAGAAGATAAAGACTACCGATCATGGGCAGTTAACATGATTGACAGTAAATGGGCTTTACAAACCCCTGAACGTGCAAGAAGATTACGAAACAGAGTATTAACACTAGCGAGCGCCTAAATGACTTTACAAAAACTAGCGTTAAATCCCGGAGTAAACAAAGAAAAGACTAGTTATAGCAATGAAAACTCTTGGGTAGAGTCAGATAAAGTAAGATTTAGACAAGGCTATGCAGAACGTATAGGCGGCTGGACGCGCACTTCAGTTAATACGTTTTTAGGCACATGTAGGTCGTTGTTTAACTGGGTTACTTTAGGAGGTGCAAACTACATAGGTGTAGGCACTAACCTTAAATTCTACGTAAGTCAGGGGGGCGCATATTACGATGTTACCCCTCTACGTGCTACTACCAGTGCAGGAGATGTAACTTTTGCAGCAACTAATGGGTCTTCTACCATTACAGTTACTGATGCTTCTCATGGAGCCGCTGCAGATGAGTTTGTTACTTTTTCCGATGCAGCCTCTTTAGGAGGACTTATTACTGCAGAAGTGCTTAATCAAAACTATCAGATAGCTTCTGTTACAAATGCTAATACGTTTACAATTACAGCTAAAGATACTTCTGGGGATACTGTAACTGCTAACGCTAGTGATAGTGGTAATGGTGGATCATCTGTAGTTGGTAAGTACGAAATATCTGTGGGGACTGCTACAGCTATACCGCTAATAGGATGGAGTGCGGGTACGTGGGGTTCAGGTACATGGGGCAACGGCACTAGTTCAGATACATTAAGGCTGTTACGGTTATGGAGCCAATCTGCATTTGGGGAGGATCTTGTTCTCGCCTTTCGTCAGGGAGCCTTATACTATTGGGATTCTTCCGGGGGGTTAACTAGTCGGGCTGTTTTAGTTTCTAGTTTAGCTAGTGCGTCAGATGTACCTACTGTAACAAATATGGTGCTTGTTTCAGATGTGAGCAGGTTTGTCTTCTGTTTTGGAGCGAATACGCTAGGAACTTCTACTCAAGATCCCCTTCTTATTCGCTGGTCAGATCAGGAAAGTGTAGTAAATTGGACACCCGCAGCAACAAATCAGGCTGGTAGTCTACGTTTATCGCGGGGAAGTTCTATTGTAACGGCTGCTCAAGCACGGCAGGAAATTCTAGTGTGGACGGATTCTGCGCTATATGCCTTACAGTATGTTGGTGCGCCTATAGTGTGGAGTTCTCAGCTAGTAGGAGATCATATATCTGTAATCTCACAAAATTGTGTAGCTTATGCTAATGGGGCTTCTTATTGGATGGGTATTGATAAGTTCTATGTTTATGATGGTACAACTAAACAGCTACGTTGTGACCTTAGACGCCACATATTTAACGACATAAATAGAGAACAGGTAGATCAGGTATTTGCAGGGACAATAGAAGCATTCCATGAGGTATGGTGGTTTTACCCTTCTCTTGACAGTAATTCTATCGACAAATATGTGGTTTATAACTACCAACAGGACGTATGGTACTACGGAACTTTAGCTAGAACAGCTTGGATAGATTCCGGGCTACGTGATTATCCTATAGGGGCTACGTACACAAATAATCTGGTAGAGCATGAAAACGGGGTGGATGACAACGAAACAGGTACCCCCACTGCTATCACCGCTACTATATCTTCCGCTCAATTCGATGTAGATGATGGGGATAGATTCGCATTTATCTGGCGTGTATTACCAGATATTACATTTGAAGGGTCTACTGCAGATAGCCCCACTGCTACTTTGAGCTTGCTACCATTAAATAATTCAGGGTCTGGGTACAATGATCCTACTTCTGAAGGAGGTAGTAATAGCGGGTCGATTACGCGCACGGCTACCTTACCTATTGAAAAGTATACTCAGCAATTAAATACAAGAGTACGGGCGCGACAGTTACAGTTAAAAATAGAATCTACCACTTCAGGGGTAATATGGCAGTTAGGTTCTCCTAGAATAGACATAAGATCCGACGGGAGACGTTAATGGCAATAGATACTACAGAATACGACATAACATTTAGGGCACCCGTGTTGCCCCCGGCTTCTACCGAATACAGCAAACAAAACTTTGATAGTTTAAACAACGTATTAAGGCTGTATTTTAATCAATTAGATCAAGCCTTACGAAGCAATAAGATTATTAATCAAGCTGAAGCAACTACTTGGTTTATGAGCTAATGGCAAATACATACGTCAATGCAACCGTAGATCTGACTTCAACTAGTATAACTGTGCTGTACACTTGTGCGGCTTTAACTACGGGTGTAGTTAAATCAATAATAGTATCTGAAGATTCAGGAAACGCAGACACGATAACGGTGACACTCACTAATAGCTCCAGTGCAGTGTTTAGTTTGTTCAAAACTAAAGCTATATCAGCTAACGCAACCCTAGAACTACTTACGGCTCCTCTTGTATTACAGGCAGGAGACATATTGAAAGTAACGGCAGCTACTGCTAACCGACTGCATGTTGTAGCCAGCATACTAGAGATTACGTAAATGTCTGAATTTGACATAAACAGGTTAGAACGCCAAATAAATCGAAGCCGTGCTATTGGGAATACATCTGCACCTTATGCGGCTGATACTGGAATAGCTTCTGGGTTTACCCAAGAATTTAGTGGGAGAAAGCCAGTTGATGCTAGAGATATTGGTGAACCTAAGTATTCAATGGAAGAAGAAATGTTTCTTACTCCAGAAGAAGAAGAAAAAGAGAGAAGAGCGAGACAACTTCGTGCCTCAGAAGACAAAAAAGATGAAGGATTAAGCATATTTAGTCCTGATGCAACGGCAAACCTTAATGAAACTCTGTCTAAAGATGTTTTTTATCAAAATCTAGGTTCTGAAGGAGCTAAGGCACTTTACAGAGAGTACATGAAAGATAAATTATTTGGTAAAGGTGCATCCTTTAAAGACCCAAATTTCAAATTTATAGATTGGCTTGATTCTGATCCAGCAAAAGATTTTAGAAACTCCGGTATGGCAGATTCTACGCCCATAGATGCAGAAGAAATAGCTCAAATTGAGGCAGATAGAGCAGAGTTTGAAAGACGAAAAAAAGAAGAATCTTTGTATGGTAGGACACTTGATAATGAAGGATTTTACGCCCGTGCATCTGAGTACATTATAGGTAGGCCACGCCAAGAGGTACTTGACGAATTAAACCATGACGGTACAGCTACTTTAACCCCAGATGATTTAACCGTAGCAGATCTTAGGTATTTAGGAATAACCAGAGATCAAGCGGAGTACATGTTTCGCACTACAGATAAAAATGTTTCAGAAGAAGACGCGGCTAAGTGGATGAAAACACTTAGAGAATCTGGAGCAGGTACTGAAGAAGACCCTAGAAAGAACAGAAATTACGAAGGAGTAATATCTAGCAAAGACTATGATGATTACGAGAACTTTGATAAAGAAATTGTTATTGAAGACAAAAGAAGTGGGGAATATTTTGTCATTAGTAAAAAAACACACGATTTAGTAGAAGGCTCGGTAAACGTCGATTTTGACGGTTCAAGATCTATTACGTTTATAGCTAAAGATAAAACTTTTGATAATGAGCGCCAAAGTACTAGAAGTACATACCAGACAAAAACAAGTTCAGATGATAGTTCGGATGATAGTTCGGATGATAGTTCGGATGATAGTTCGGATGATAGTTCAGATGATAGTTCAGATGATAGTTCAGATGATAGCTCGGATGATAGTTCGGATGACAGTAGCTCGGATGACAGTAGCTCAGATGATAGTGCAAAAAGTGATGCACAAAAAATATATGAAGCTTCAGTTGCAGAAAACACACGAGTTAGAGATTTGTCTGACTTGCCTGAAATTGAAAGGGAAAATGCTGTTTTTATCGGAGGAGAGGAACTTAAACCAGATCATGTAGCCATAACTACAGAACCTATAGGAAAAACTCCAGAAGACATTGCAGAATTTTGTGGAAGGCACCCTGATTGGTGTGCAAAATTTGAAGAGCAAAAAGGTAGACCTTATAACGGTGAGCCAATCGCTATACAAATTCATGAAGACGAGTTCTACACAGAAGAAGAAAAAGCAGAAAGAAGAGCTTCTGAAGAAAGAGAGGCTCAACGCGAATATGAGTTGGAGGAAGAAGAGCGGTATGGCATTCCTACTACAGAGACAGATGAAGAAGTAGATGAAAGACGCGCCCGTATACAAACTATGAGGCGCAAAGCACGTACTAGGTGGTTCACATCAAAATTATCAGATTGG